AAAATTATTAGAATCTAGACAATCAGATTGGAAAGACGAATTTATTTTGCTTTTACTTTCGGTGCCCATCGTAATGTTGGGATGGTCAGTCTGGTCAGATAATCCTGTACATATGGAGAAAATGGAGCTATTCTTCATCCACTTTGGAAATTTACCGTTATGGTATCAAACAATTTTTGTTGGAGTAATTGCATCTGTCTATGGACTTAAGGCAACACATCTGATAAAGAATAAATAACAATGGAGAAACTATTATGAGAGACGCTTACGGAACACGACCTTACATTGTAAGATATGGAGATAAGAAAAAACAAGGAGCAAATGCTAGACTTGATGAGTCTCTAGGAGAAAGAGATGGCAAAGAATCTACAAAAACTCAAAGTTTTAAATCTAGAAGAAATGAATCTAGAGGAATGAAAAAAGCTTAATTATGAATAGAGCAAGAATGAATTTAGCTGAAGAGCTGGGTAGAATTGATGCAAGAAGAGATCCAAATGCTAATGATAGAGCAGAAAAAAATAGAGTTATTGGTGAACTAAATTCTGGATACAAAAAAGGTGGCAGAGTTAAAGGAGTTGGTTGTGCTAAAAGAGGATATGGTAAAGCATTAAAATCATAATGGTTTTAAATATTTAAAAAATCATGATAAAAAAATTAAAAGAATTTATTAGTTGGCCAATAGAAATGGTTAGAACTGGGTATACTAAATTAGTAGATAAAATATTTGGTAAAAGATGTTCTTGTCCAGAAGAGTTAAAATACCCTTACCAACCAAGAAAATGTCAAAAATGTGGAAAAATCCACGATTAGAAATAGCTAAACCATAAAGGAGAAGAATGGACGAAATAGTAATAATAAGCAAAACACAAAAATCACTACAACAAAGATTACAAGATATAGGGGACGCTCTTCTAGCTGGAGGGGTTGACACAATGGAAAAATACCGTTATCTAGTAGGACAAGCACACGGAATACAATTAACATTACAGGACATCTCTAACCTGCTAAAACCAAAGGAGCAAAAAAATGAGCAAGGAAACGTTATCGACATCGGAAACGGCAAAGGAAGCACCAAAAATTAAACTTGGACTTCAAGACAAATACGAAGAAGAGAATAAAAAATTAGCACCAGAGCCAGACCCTTTAACTCCAGAAAATATTGGAAGTGAAACGGTTGATGAATTACCAAATCCATCTGGTTATAGACTTTTAGTTTTACCTTTCACCCCAAAAAATAAATCAGCGGGTGGAATTATATTTTCTCAAGAATCATTAGACAAAGCAAGAATAGCTACAACATGTGGTTATGTTCTAAAGATGGGAGATTTAGCATACAAGGATAAAGATAAGTTCGGCGATCCGTGGTGCAAAAAAGGAGATTGGGTTATTTTCGCTCGTTATGCGGGCTCAAGATTACCAATTGAAGGCGGAGAAGTGCGAATACTTAACGATGATGAAGTTTTAGGAACTGTAAAAAATCCCGAATCTCTTCTTCATTTAATTTAACATAGGAAGGATACTATGCCAGAAGATATAAGAGCATCAGAAGAATTAATTGACGTGGGCGAAACAGTCGGCGCTGAAATTAATTTAGATGATAAAGGAGAACCGGTAAAACAAGAGGAAGTTGTAGAAGAAAAGATAGAGGTTGAACAAGTACCTGAAGAAAAAACCGAAGACAATGAGAAACAGGTAAAACTTGATGAAAAAAAACCTGAAGAAAAAGATGAGTTAAAAGATTATAGTGAAGGCGTTCAAAAACGTATTGCTAAACTAACTCGTAAAATGAGAGAAGCAGAGAGACAAAAAGAAGAAGCTGTCACTTATGCTCAAACAGTTACCCAACAAAAAAATCAAGCAGAAAAAAGATTATCTAAATTAGATAAATCTTACGTTTCTGAATTTGAAAGCAGAGTTACCACTAGTTTAGCAGCAGCTAAATTAGCGCTTAAAAATGCTATTGAATCTCAAAACGTAGAAGCACAAATCGCAGCACAAGAACAGTTAGCTAATATATCTGTAGAAAATGCTAGATTAAATGCTATGAAAGTTGCTGAAGTAGATGAACCTCAACAAAAAGAAGTTAAGGTTAATCCTCAACAACGACCTACCACACCACAATCAGATCCTAGGGCCGAAGAATGGGCTAGTAGGAATGGATGGTTTGGAAATGACACTGCAATGACTTATACGGCTTTTGATATACATAAAAAGCTTGTAGAAGAAGAAGGATACGATCCTAAATCTGACGAATATTATGTTGAAGTAGATTCAAGAATAAGACTTGAATTCCCTCATAAGTTTGATAAGATAACAAACAATTCTACAGAAAGAGCAAAACCAGCTCAAGCTGTAGCTTCAGCTAATCGTTCTAGCTCAACAGGACGCAAAAAAACTGTGAAACTCTCGCCATCACAGGTAGCAATTGCTAAAAGATTAGGCGTGCCATTAGAAGACTATGCGAAACAATTAAATATCACGGAAGGACAATAGGCATATGGAAAATGAAAAGATAAAAACTTCTCGTGCGAGTCAAACAAGAACAAAGGTCGAAGCACCTAAAACTTGGACTCCACCCAACTCACTTGATGCACCACCTGCGCCCGAAGGGCATAGACATAGATGGATTAGAGTAGAAATTCTTGGTCAAGACGATACAAAAAATTTATCGGCTAGATTAAGAGAAGGATGGGAGTTAGTGAGAGCTGACGAATATCCAGATTCTGCATACCCAACTATGGATCATAAATCAGGAAAATACGCTGGTGTAATAGGTGTAGGAGGCCTTGTGCTAGCAAGGATACCTGAAGAAATCGCGAAATCTCGAGAACAGTATTTTAGAAAACTTACTAAAGAACGAGACGAAGCAGTAAACAACGATTTGCTAAAGGAACAGCACCCAAGTATGCCAATCAATCAAGAGAGGCAGACTCGTGTAACTTTTGGTGGTTCAAAGAAAAACTAATTTTTTAGTAATTCCTACCCAACAAAATAAATTAATCATACCAACCCTTAAGGGTAGGTATTATAACAAGGAAAAAAAAATATGGCAAACGCAAATACAGCGGGCTATGGATGCAGACAGACTATGACAGTTGGAAATACTCCAGCTACAGGTGGTCAATCTGAATTCCTAGTTCAAGGCGGAGCAGCTCCTGGAGCTACTATCGCTATTTTTAAAGGTGATCCGGTAGGAAATCAAACAGCAGCAGGCGTACCTGGTGCAGTTGGTTTTATACAGGACCAAGCAGCACTAGCGATGACAGACGGAATCACTGGTGGTTTAGCATGGACACTAGCAGCAGGCACTAACCCAAGTCTTGGTGTTTTCAATGGCGCAACTTTTGTTGACGTTACTGGAAAACCTACATGGACTAATGGTTTAGCAGCAGGACAAACTAGTGATACTGACTACAACACAGGTAGTAATAATATTACTGCTTTTGTTAATACTAACCCGTTGCAAGAGTACACAGTAAGAGCAGACGCAGCTTTAACTAATGCAAGTTTCAATACACTGACTAATGTCGGTTTCAACTTAAATAATGTTGGAGCAGGTGTTAACGGTCAATCGGACTGTACATTAGACATGGCAGCAGTAGCTGGAACAGCTAACTACATGTGGAAAATTGTAAGATCAGCAAATGTAATGGATCAGCAAGACTTAACAGAAGCTGGTGCAGACGTTATCGTTACTTACAGCAACAATGCTAACGCATACAATTAATCTAAATAGGAGAATATAAACATGGCAATATCAAGAGCACAACTCGTAAAAGAGTTAGAGCCAGGTCTAAATGCACTATTTGGACTTGAGTACAGACAATACGCAGATGAAACAAAAGAGATATTTGATACGGAATCTTCAGACAGAGCGTTTGAAGAAGAAGTGATGCTATCTGGTTTCGGAAATGCAGCAGTTAAACCTGAAGGCCAAGGCATTCAGTTTGACGATGCACAAGAAACGTTCACTGCTAGATACACTAACGAAACGATCGCACTAGCGTTCTCAATCACTGAAGAAGCGATTGAAGATAACTTGTATGACAGACTTGCGTCTAGATATACAAAAGCACTAGCAAGATCTATGGCATCTACTAAAAATGTAAAAGGTGCAGGCGTATTAAACAATGCGTTTGATTCAACTTATGCAGGTGGTGATGGAGTGGAACTTTGTTCTAGACTTCACCCTACTTTAGCAGGAACTTTCGCTAATGAACCCGCAACAAATGCGGATTTAAACGAAACTTCTCTAGAGCAAGCTATAATTGACATTTCTGCTTTCACAGATGAAAGAGGTTTGAAAATTGCGGCGAGAGGAATGAAAATGATCATTCCACCTCAATTGCAATTTACAGCTGACAGATTGTTAAATACAGTTGGTAGAACTGGAACTGCAGATAATGATATCAATGCACTTAAAAATATGGGAATGATAGCTGGAGGTTATTCAGTAAACCATTACCTAACAGACACTGATGCATGGTTCGTTAAAACTGATGTTCCAAATGGTCTAAAACACTTTAATAGATCGCCTATCAAAACTACTATGGAAGGTGACTTCGATACTGGTAATGTTAGATACAAAGCTAGAGAAAGATACGTTTTTGGTTTCTCTGATCCAAGAGGAATCTACGGATCTCAAGGTTCATAATAAATAATTTAAAGGGCCGCCTCAAAACGGCCCTTTTTTTAACTAAAAAGGTGTGTAAATGAAAAAAACTCTAATCACTATCTGGGCCTACAGTCATCATGCAAAATTTAATATTGAGCATGAGGAAGATACTGCTGAATCTGTAGAAAAAGCAGTACTTGACAAGTTGGGAGAAAACAGTATAGTGTGGGAGAATCTCGGAAGCAACTATAATGACGGGATAAATCGAATAACTTATGAGGAGGTTATAGATGATACAAGACCTATACAAACAAAAAAGGTCCTTGGAGTTGAAGTGGCAACAGGAGCATATTGATAATGATAAATATACTCTTAACATGACCCTTATTGATCATACGATTAAAAAGGTCATTACCGATATAAAGCTTGAAGAAGCCAGGATTGCTGACTTACAAAATAGAGTAGAAAACTCTGCTCCACAAGTTTCTGTAGCTACTTAAGACATAAAGCTACATCGCTGAAATCGCACTTTTACTATAGGATCTCTTGCACTCTATTCAAAATAGTAGTATAAATAACCCACTATATAATAAATAAATTTAGATACAGACGCGTATAGTCGACACCCTCTAGGGACTGTATTTACATATTCTAGGAGGAATATTAACATGGCAAACACGACATTTACGGGAAACGTAAGAGAAAATGGTGACGGCTTAAGAACTTCAATTGCAGGTTCTATGGCAGCAACAGCAAATTTTCATATAGCAAATACTTTAACAGCTGGTGATGGAAATGTGCAAAAATCAGAAACAGACACTACAACAGTAATTTTACCAAAAGGTGCTGTCGTTTACAAAATAGTAATTTGGGACGGTTCAGCAGCGGCTACTGGAACAATGGATATTGGATACACTCCAATTGATACTGGTATTGTTGTTGCAAATCCAGATGGATTCGCAGATGGTCTTGCAATTGATGCAAAATCAGAAACAGCAGCAGTAGGTGCTGGTGGAACTGCAGGTGCAGATTTAGGTGGTATATCAACAATTATAAATACTGTTGAATATGGACCAGCTATTGTAGGTGGTACTGGCGTAAGAGAACAATTAAGAGTTACTCATACTGCAGGTACTTCACAAGCTGGTACTTCAAGTGGTACTCTTTACT